CCCTGATGGGTGCTTCCTACGCCATGAAGGAAGGCACGTTCAACGCCGACGGCATCGTNACAAAAGCAGACGGGCTGACTTGGATCAATCCCCTGACCATACAGCCCAACTACAAGGACGGAGCGTACGGTCCCGACGAGCGCGGCAAATACCAGTATTACGAGCGCCGGATCAACAAGCGTAAGTTCATGATCCCGAGGTCTCGCGTCCTATGCACGTTCCAGCCTTCGCCCTTCACGGAGCAGGGACCGGGTGCGTCCGATGCAAAGGCGACGCAGATGCACAGCCAGATCCTGCACGACCTCGCCGAGTACACGAGCGGTCAGTTGCGATCCGGGCTGGTAAAGAAAACCGTATGGGTAGCGGACAAGGACGCAAGGCAGCCCGACGAGTTGACGGTCAAGCGCTGGCAGCGTTGGGTGCGCCGTAACATACTCGGCACCAAGCCTACGCCTGATGACCCGATGGTCATGCAGGGACTGTCCGCACAGGAAGTAGGCTCCGACCTGTCCGACCTGCACAGCGACGTTATCACCCGCGACGCACGTGAAGCCATCGCCTCATCGCTGGGCGTGCCGCACTCGCTCGTCATGTCTAACGCCGCCAACTACGCAACAGCCAAGAGCGACCAGTTGGCGTTCATGGCGAACACGGTCATACCACAGGCGCGACTGCTCGCTCACGCTATCAACCACCAACTGCTGATGCCGCTCGGCTACCACCTGCAATTCGAGCCTCACAAGACGGAGGTCATGCAGCAGAGCGAACTGGAGAAGGCGCAGGCGATAGCCCTTGTCGTAGGCGGTCCGGTACTCTCTGTTGACGAGGGACGCGAACTGCTCGGCTATGAGCCGATGGGCGAGACGCAGGTGCAGGAGGTCGCCGACACCAAGATGGTGGACATCCAGCGCTGGCGTACCAAGATCAGCCGCAAGGGACGAGACGCTAAGTTCTCACCCGACCACCTGAGCGACTTCGAGGCGGAAGTCATCCGAGAACGCCTTGCCTCTGGATTCGATCTGGACGAGGTGTTCAAAGCGCCGTTCACGGATTTTTAGAAGCCGACCGGAAGCAAGCCGAACCGGAAGGCATAAAGGCACTTAACCCCACAGCGCGGACGCTGGCGGGTAGGCGCGAACACGCCGACGCGATGAACCGCATGATCGATGAGGAGATCGACAAGGCGGCACCCGTCATCGAGAGAGCCATCACCAAGCAGATCGAGGCGGCTATTGATGCGCTCGACACAAACGACGCAGCCACGGGAATAGATGCCAACTCCTTCCGCAAGGCATACGACGAGTTCTACAAGGCGGCGGCATTACGAGCAGCAGGAGCCGTATACAACGCCATTGTCCGTGACCAGAAGGACTTCACGGAGGAGCAGTTCTTGTCGTGGGAGGCATCGGTCAATACCTACCTTGCCGAGGTCGGAGGTGCCAAGATCAAGATCATTGATGACTACACGAAGCGCTGGGTNCGTGGGGTTGTTACGAAGGTAGCGCAGGAGGCAGCCGAGCAGGGACTGGGTACACGCGAGACGGCGGCGCTCATCAGGAACCGCGTAGCAACACGCTGGGGAGAAATCTCCGAGACGAGGGCATTACGTATTGCCCAAACAGAGGTCAACGCAGCGGCGAACTGGGGCGCAAAGGCAGGGGCGACAGANGCAGGCATGACACGCAAGTTCTGGATCAGCGCAACGGACGCACGAGTGCGACCAGAACACATCGCACTTAACGGAGCCGAGCCAATCGGTATCGACGAACTATTCAACGTCGGCGGCAGTTTAATGGATAGACCATCCGACCCGAACGGTAGTCCCGGTCAGGTTATCAACTGCCGCTGTCAAATGGGCTTCCTGCCTTAAATAAATGAAGCAAATCGAAGAAACAGGCAAACTTATTGAGGTGGGCAAACTGCTCGCAGGCGTTATATTTGCTTCGCTGCTCATTGGCGTTGCCACGGCAGGGTTCGGTCAACTACCAGAACGCATGGATCGGGTAGAGATGGCGCAGGGCAGCATCATGACAAACATCAATACGCTTGATGATCGGATTGATGCCGTCGAGCGCACACAGGCTGACATCAAGAAAGAGTTGCAACTCATCACCTGCCTGCAACTCGCAGAAGCCAAACAACTGTACTACCAAGACTGCCTGCAATGAACACAGCGGATGAAGGCATACGGACGGTCGAGTATCTTGCCTTAGTCATTGCGGCATATTATCAGGAGTTGATACGCCTCGGCGTGCCATCCGAAGATGCAACCACGATCGCGGCAGTCCTGCAAGAGATAATCTTTGACAACCTATGACCTACACCTATCAACGCGAGGACGGCACTCGGTTTGAGCATTTCGCATCCATCAAGAGCGCACCGCTTACCAAGTGTCCAACGACGGGACAAAAGTGTTACATTGTCATCACAGGCGGCAGCGGGACGGTGTTCAAGGGCGGCGGCTGGGTAGACAAGAAATGAACGAGCGAGACCTAACGGTGGCGACGTTTGCCTGCGTTGTGTTCGCCCTCCTTGCGGCAATAGCGAACTGACCTTCAAAGTGGTTGTATAACGGGCATGGAAGAACTCGACGAGGTATATAGCAAGTGGAACAGGCTCGCCAATATGAGCGCGTCTGACCTTCGTGCATGGTCCGAGACCGAGTGCAGCCGCCTCGCGTCGGTGGACCCGGCGGCGGTCATCGCTCGCAACCTTGACCTCTTGGAGACCAAGAAAGGCGATTGGACACAGAAGCACATCGACAATGCCAACCGAGCCATCTCCTTCATCGAACGTATGAGAAACGGCGAGCAGGGCGAACCCGCACGAGAGGGCTGTCCCAGCAAGCGCGACATCAGCCTGAAGAACTGGGCGCATGATCCGCGCAAGCCACTAAACAAATCAGCAGACACAATGAATGACAACGAACTGCTCGTCGCATACGGGGGCGAAGTTAAGGCTTTGGGTGACGGTCGAATCGGCGGCTACTTGGTGAGGTTTAGCGGACCGACTGACCCCGACTTGTACGGCGACTTCTTCACGAAGTCCACCGACTACGGCATCCAGTCAACGCTTCCCGTTTTNTATCAGCATGGCTACGATGACACCCTNAAGAACAGGCAGATCGGCGTNGGCGAGATCAGGAGCGACGAGGGCGGTCTATGGTTNGAGGCGCAACTGGAGAAGCGCGACGAGTACGAGCGCATGGTCATGGAACTGGTCGAGATGGGAAAACTCGGCTACTCGTCGGGCGCCGTTGGACACCTCGTGAGCCGCAAGGCGGCAGAAAACGGAGCGCAGGAAATCACGGCATGGCACCTCGGCGAGGCGTCGCTGGTTCTCAACCCAGCCGAGCCGCGCAACCACGTCATGTCCATTAAAGAATATGTCGAGGCGATTGCCCCGACAAAGGAGATTGCATCTGATGTAGTGGAGCCAGAGGCAGATACGGCAGAGGCGGGGCATGATCACCCTGCGCCAACTGCGGCAGAAGCCAAATCGGAAGCAATAGACGAACCGCCCGTATTGGGCGAAACTCCACTCACAGAACAAGAGGACACTACAATGTCTGAACAGAACAACGACGTTCTGAAAAGCATCGAAGCAATGATCGCTGCTCAGAACGAACGCCTCAACGCAATGGAGGAAGCCAAAGCCGCTCCCGCCATCGTCGAGGTACCAGAAGAAGCCAAGTCCGCTCCTGCGTTTATCAAAAGCACAGGCGACAGCGAAGCCAAAGCCTATGCCGCATGGGTACGCGAAGGCGATGCTGGCGGTCTGCGCGGCGCTAAAGGCTACGAGGTAGACGGTCGTGAAGTTGAGATCAAAGCATCCAACGACACGGACATGAACGTTGGAACGGCTGCCGATGGTGGCAACCTCGTCCCGACGGGACACTTCGAAGGCATCTTCGCCAAGAAGTCCGAAGCCGACCTAACGGACCTGCTGGGTCTGACCCGCATCCCCGGTGTTGGAACGACGGTCAACGTGCCGTTCGACAACGAATCCGACGGCGAGTTTGTCAGCACCAACGAGGCAGGCTCCTACGACCGCGATGCTCCGGCAATCGGTCAGCAGGCGTTCACGCTCGTAAAGTACACGAAGAAAGTACAGTTGAGCGAAGAACTGCTCGAAGATGAGACGAGCAACCTGCTCGCTTTCATCGAGAACTTCGTTGGTCGCGGCATGGCGAAAACGAACAACAGCCTGATCGTTGCCGAGGCAGCAGCCTCTGGTACCGAAGCACTTGCTACGACCGCCGCCGGTATTGCCGCTGGCGAGATCGAGAAGATCGCTTTCAACGATACGGTCCAGTTCTACCTCGACAGCCCGAACATCGCTTGGCTGACCCGTGGCTCCACGTATGGTGACATCGCTGCCCTGACGGGTACCGACCGCCTCTACGCCGAGCAGGGCATCCGCTCCACGTTCGGTCAGTACGCTAACCGTCCGAGCCTGCTGGGATACCCGGTCATGTTCTCGGCGAAGGTTGACGCTGACGGAACGGGCGACAACAAGCCGATCTTCTTCGGCGACTGGTCGCAGATGGGCTACTACATGGGCAACAGCATGAAGGTGCTGCGCGATCCTTACGGAGACGCTGCCTCTGGACAGGTTAACCTGTTCTACTCGTACCGCGTCGACTACGAGATCCTCCAGAGCGAGGCTATCGTTTACGGTCGCGTATCGAACACCTAATAGGTGGAGGACCGGGTAGTGTAAAGGCGCACACCTTTTCTCTCTGGGGTAGAGCGGGTTCGATTCCCGCCCCGGTCCCAACATTTTAAACAGAGCAGTTATGTCCCTGACAACTACGTCCGCGCCTGCTGTTGAGCCAGTCACCACGGCAGAGGCAAAAGAGTATCTACGCATCGATTCCTCCGATGACAGCCAGAACGCTATCTTGGCGATACTGATTAAGGCGGCACGTACTCGCGTCGAGGAATATCTGCGGCGCTCGCTCATCACCGCACCTATTCGTGGGAGATGAACGGCGACGATATGAGGGACAGGATTGAGATACCGCGACCGCCGGTGCAGTCCGTTACGTCGCTGACGATCTACGAGGAGGAAGCGCAGGCGTTGAGACATCCTACACCGAGGCAGCCGAGAACTGGCAACTCGTCGAAGCATCATACCTGAAACACCGCAACGATGGCTGGGAAGTTAACCGCATGGACCGCGCTGGCACGTTGGTATACGTTGCCGGATATGGCGACGCATCTACCGATATTCCTGCTGACATCCTGATGGTGATCTTCCGTCTGCTTGCGCTTTGGTATGAGCGCCGTGGCGACGAAGAACGCGACAACGTAGAAGAACGAGAGTTCAGAATCCTGAACGAGATCGGACACCACAGAACCATCGGATACTGATGATTGGTTCTCTGCGTCATAGGGTAACGCTACAACAGAACTTCCCGACGCGCTCACAAGGTGTTAAGACGGATGTATGGTCTGACATTGCCACCGTCTATGCACGTGTAGAGCCGCTGCGTGGACGCGAGGTTACATCGGCAGAGCAGCGCGAGGCGCTCAACCTGCACCGTGTGACAATGCGTTACAGACCGTCCTGACTGACCTGTTCCAGTTCCTCGATGGCGACACGTTCGATGACCTATCAGGTGAGCCGTTCGTATTCCTCGGGTACGGTCTGGATGCGCTCCAGTACCTCGACGGCACCGAGGTTGACTTCCTCGACGGATACCCGTTCAACCTGCTGGCTCGCAAGGAGGGACCACCCGGCAAGTTTCGCGTCCGCTTCGGCACCCGCTACTTCGACATCCGCGATGTGCAGCAGTTGTATCCGCACGACGAGTTTACGGTCATGCGTGTAGAGGAGGTGGTGACATGATCGGCAAGATGGACAGGAGGATACACATCGAGAAGCGCGACATCACCCGCGTCGAT